CACAAGGGGTAGGTTAGTAACTTTAGAAATTTCCCAAACTTTGTCTTGACTGAGAACGGATATGGCGGAATACCATCCCCAGTGAGCTGAAAAAGAAGAGTCAGTTTGAGTATCATCCACAGGAACTTGCTCCTGGAATAAATCTCCGTAAGTGGTGCTAAGATTAGACCTAAATTTACTAAAAAAAAAATTGCTCCTTCGAGATACTTCATTGGAAGTTCTGTGAATACTTCTTTTTGTTTTCTAAAATCAATCTCAGAATATGTCTTTCCTTTTTCAAGATAGAGATAGGATGCTAACTCATTTAAGTTATTCAACTTATAATTCTCATCTTTATTAAGGAATGTATCGATGTCGACGAATTGTCCAAATGAAATCTTATAAACATCGATGAGAGAATATTTTATTCCCTTGTATTCTATCTCATAGAATATTTCTTTATTAGAATTGGAAAAGAATTTATTTATCACTTCTCCAACTTTTGTTATGTCATCAACTGAGGCTTCTATTACTTCTTCTCTTTTGAGTTCTGTTAACTCACATAATAATTTTATATAGAGTTCTTGGTCATTCAGAAGGTCTCGAAGTCTCATAACATTCGCATAGTTCTGAATTGTTGGTTCTTTTATTTCGAACTTTTTACCATTGTGGGTTATATATCGTTCCATATCAATAAATATAATTTTTAATAAACATAAACTCCAGTATTTCTCATCAGTTTCATTTGGAGAATATATCTGAGAGGGTCTAACAGATGATTATTTCTATCTTCAGGTTCATCAACATTTTTTCCGTTTTTATCCTGCTTCCAAACATAAGAGTTTAGTTCGTTTAATAAGTTTATAGAATCCTTATGTACAAAAAGATTATGTCTTTTAACTTGGTCAATACCAGACAAAATGGAATCTTTTTTAACTGGTTTCGCATTTATCCCCGCTCTACTTAATTCTGTTATTGCTTGGGGATTAGCACTATCACAAATAAAATCATCATATAAATTCAAATTCAGGTCTTTGATTTTATAAATGAAATCAGGAATAGTTATATTTCTCATATAGATGAGTTCTTTACAATATAAAGAATCATTTAATTTATAAGTCTGTAATAATGTACAGGGGTCTTCATATCCAAAGTCAATAGAATACCCGAGCAATTTAGCTCCTATTGGTAAATCATCATAAATCTTTTGATGTGTGAAAACAAGTCTTGTAGGTTGACCTTTTTGACCGAGTCCGAATACTCTCCAAAGATTTTGGTCCCTATCTTTTAATTTTTCGATTTCTTCAATTTGGGATTTAGCTAAGAAAGGATTATCTAAATAAGTTACTATAGAATAAAAAGTATCATCTTGTTTTTCCATATCATATAACCAAGATTGCCATAAACTCGGATTAAAATCGAGAATCATTCTTTCACTCGTTCTAAGTGATAACTGAACAAACTCTTCATAACTTAATTCTGTTGCTTCGTTTACAAAACAAATATCTCTCTTTCTTCCTCTGATACGCTCTTCTGAATCTAAAGAAAACCATTCAATAATATTGGAACCAATCTCAACATATCCATCTACAGAGTGCCACTTATTGGAATCATATAATTCTAATTTAATGAGAATTTCTTTTAGGTCTCTGAGAATTGAGCCCTTGAGAGAAGGTAGAGTTTTTCTTACAATAGAATAAACTTTATTCTCCTGTTTAAGAATATTGATGACTAACCACAGAACAATATTATAACTTTTGCCAGCTCTACTACTACCTTGAAAAACATAATTCCTATAGTTGGGATTCATTAAGTCCTCGAATACACGCGTTGTTTGAACTTTCAAGTATTTTATCGTTTTTACTAAGATTATCCTTCCACCATAAAGGTTGTAGATTTGTATAGTGATTCAACTTATACAATTCATTTTCAGTTTTTGCTGATGCCAAGGGAATGATGTGGTCTAAATGCCAACCGAACTGTCCATGATTATTCCAATTCATTCCATTCTTAAACTTTTTCTCGATGTGTTCTTTAAATGTTAGCCAATCACAACCTAACATAGATTGACTATTTATTTTTTTCCTTTTAATTACTCTTCTAATTCTATTCCTATAACATTGTTTCAATCTCTCGAATGGATTTTCTCTCATTACTTTTGCCCTATTTTCGACGAATCGCTTCATGTGCTTCTTCCTATATTCAACATGATATTGAATATAATTTTCTTGTGTTTTTCTTTTCTCCATTCTTTTTCTGTCATATTCCATTCTCTTACTGGATTTAAAATATGATTTTGAACATTCAGAACAATAAACAGATAATCCATCCTTTCTTGCTTGATTAGATAAAAAATTTTCTTTTGGTTTAGTTTGATTACAAGAAGAACAAAGTTTCTTGAGTGGGACTTCAACAATTAAATTTTCTTGTCTGACTTTGTAGTTTTGTTTGTTTCTGTCTTTGATACAATCATAACATTGTCCTCTTCTACCCATTTTCCCTTTAGATAATTTTCTAAGGGGAAAATTTTCAATAGTTTTTTCTTCTAAACATAGACTACATTTTTTCATGTAACAAAATTAAGAATTTTCTTTTGAATTATCATTCTTCTTGGTCTCCTCGTATTTCTTCCACGCTTCCTTTGAAGCTCTCTCCCATTCAGTTTTTATTTTATTGTTTCTTTTCTCGACCCTCTTCTTATGGTCTTTTCTCTTTCTTGACTTAGGCATATCTTCCTTTCTTTTTAAATTTATGTAGGTCCATCAAGGTCTTATAGATTTTATATTCCTCGTTATCTGAGAAGTTATATTTCTCTACTACCTCAGATAAATAATTCAATGTCTCAGTTAGTTGTTCCTTTGTGAAATAATCGTTGGGGTAGAATGTAAATTCAATTTTGATACAAGCAAGTCCTGTGTCTTGAAATGTATCAGGTACTTGAATATCGGTTAGATATCTTGTATTGAATACATCATCTTTAATTGTCTTTGTGACTCTTTGTTTCAATGACCAGATAAAGTTTCTTAATGTCCTAACATTGTCCTCTCCCTTCGATTCGAAATGAAAAGTCAGAGCATAATATACTGTCTTATATTCACTTCTGTTCTCTGAACCTGCTACGGTTTGAAACCTTGAAAATTTATTTAAATGAAATTCCGTTGCTCTCTTTGTTAATCCTTTAAGTATTCTCCCCATCTTTCTCCAATTTATTTTTGATTATTTCTATTTCTATCTTCTTTGTTGAGTCGAGTTTCTCTCCTCCTGATGTTAAATCAACTTTTGTTTGTGCTTCATTCCATTCATCTTTAAATCTATTTCTCATTACAAGTGCGAATAAATTGGAATTGATATTCTTTGATTCACCGTTCTTGAATGCTTTTCTTGGTATTGAGTTCCAAAAAGTATGTGATAATTCTCTAAATTCATTGATGGTTTCCGTAAACTCTGGTTCTTCTTCTAAGAATTGGTAGAATACCTGCTTGGATATTCCGAATGCTACTCTGATATCGACATCAAAATATCCTTCCCTACCCATCTCCAAACACATTGTTTGCCATCCTTGAGGTAGGTCGTTTAATGTCTTACGAGGTCTGCCTATTGGTTTGCCAGTTGACATATTCTTGTATTTTTTGATAAGCGTGTTCCGCTCTACTTTTTATCCTATCAATACAAACTTGGTCACAATAACCTTGTTGTTGGGGTTCAAAATATTTTCTATTCCATTCAATAGCGTAATTCCTTTCACCCTCTTGTTTTATCTTAGCAAAGAAATATTCTCTTACTCTTTGAACTTCCTCCAATTGATAAGGGGGTTCTTCAAGTTCAACAATTTCAATTACATTTTCTGTTTGTATCATTGTTGGTTTTTGTTGTTCCACTTTATTTTTACAACCACATCCGAGAAACATAAGTTAATGATATTAATATTTTAAGGTCAGTAAATATTTGCTCTGATTTATCTTACCCAACATTTCATCTCTCATATTTAGTAAGTCTGAATCCATTCTTGAATCCAAAATATCGGACATTGATATTAGATAATCAACAAACTCATTGATAAATCCTTCTTCATCTATTGAATTGATATTCGTCATTTCTATGGTGAATGTTTCAGGAAATTCTGGTCTGCCATACTTACCCATCATTGTTTCAATAAAGTCGTCTAGTTTGTCTGATAAGGAATCGTAGAGACTTCCATAGGTTCTATGTTTCGCATCCCCAAATGTTTGCCAGTGAAGGAATTTTAATTGTTGAATATATTGGAATAGTGCTAAGGTTATTAGTTCTTTCATGTTTGTTGTTTATTATAAATATCCCATATCGAGATTATTTCTGGTTTGTTGTCTTAGGTCTAGTAATCTTTTTCTATAACGAGCTAAATCCCTCGATACAGAATTCGTTGGAATGGTTGTTAATTTTGATGTCTTTGTAACGGATGCTCCACATTCTATGTAAATCTGAAATAACCTTGAATAGTACCAGTCCCCATATTTCATATCTCGTTCTATCTGCTCCTGTACCCATTTTAAATCTATTGGGTCATCAACATAAGGTTCTTCTACAATATCAATATCTACAAATTCTTCTGTTCTCTTTTTTCTGTATAAGGAATGATATCTTGAACTTGTTGAAGAGAAATTGTTCTTAACAATTTTTGCGAAATAAAATAATCGATGAGCTTCCGGTAGATTGGGGATTGATTTATTGATTAAGAATTGTTCAATACAGAACTGACATAGTTCTTCTGTATCTATTCCTTTAGATATGCTAAAACATATCTTCTTTAATTCCTTATAATTTTTTTCAATCCAGTTATTTATTGTTGTGCCTGTTTCCAATCTTCTTCATTGAATGAATTTATATCCTGAAGTGTTTTCATAATTCGTTTATACATATCTGCTTCCTCAAATGATTCCCTTTCAATTGCTTCTTCCAACTTTGTCTCGTATGCGAACAAGAGGTTTTCTAATGCTGAGTCACTGGTCTTGAGTAATGGTAGATAATATTCAACAACACAATCTGTTAATTCTTTTTTTAATTCCTCTGGTAAAGAGAAATATTCCTTAAGTTCAATATCGAATTTATTATCTAGTTCCATTAAGATTCTATGTAACTCCTTATTCATATTAACTATAATAAATATCTGGTATAGTTAAATAATTTATTTGATGTTGGTTAGAGAGTTTACCCCCCCTTTCCCCCCCATAAAATATTATGAGAAGTGAAAGGGTATGTATGGACGCACTGTTGAATGGTTTACCCCCCGATTATCCTTCAGAGCAGGGATTTAATGGCTGACCCTAACCAACAAAAAACCCCATAACTTTCGGAAGGGACTAACTTCTTCCTACTCGTCATAAGGGTTATTTGAATATCTTTTAGTTCTATCGTGTTAGTCCGAACTTGTATATAAATATTATAAAAAAGAAAAATAATTTCAATAGAAAAAAATAATTTCTTGAATATATTTATTGGATATGGAAAAAACTTGTACAAGATGTGGGGAGACAAAACCTGTAACTGAATTTTATAGAAATTCTGCTAATAAAGATGGATATGCTCATGGATGTAAAGTTTGTCATTCCGATTATCAAAGGAGAACAATAGCACAGAATAGAGAAATAAATCTGAATGGAACAACTTATGATGATTATTATAATTCTTATGAACTTCTGAAATTCATGGGTTATGATTTAAACCAAGATATACACAAACAATTCGCAGACAAACATGGTCTCAAGTACAGGAAAAGACCTTATAAGAATGTTTTACCTCCTTATGGAAAAGAAGCCTTAAAGAAACTTCAAGGGGAGAATTAACTCTCCAATCAATAATTCTTTCTGAACCTCATTATCTCCGAGCCTAAGACCTATCTTCTCAACTATGGGGTTCTCATATATTCCAATATTAACTCCTACTGGTAGGTCTGAAAATCCGTTTAATGACATATCATAAAAAAGGGAGTATATATCAACTCCCTTCTTTACCATATCGCCATAAAATTTCAGTTCCCAAATAACATGTTCTTCATTTCCATCAGCAAACTCGATAACACAAACTACTTTATACTTCATAATTTAAATATTTTTTCCAAGAACCTCTTTTCATTGTGGTTTGAACATAGTTGATTGGAATCTGATATCTCTTCATTATATCCCAAGTTGACCATTCACCAGCATCATATTTCTGTTGGATGAGTTTCTTGTCACAATTTGTCAGGGCATACTTGTTTTTCTTATAATAATTTTTTCTATGTTCAGATTGTTGCTTATGTGTTATACATCTGAGATTCTTTAAATTATCATTTGCTCTATTTCTATCGATATGGTCTATTGTATCTTCACATCTTTCTTTATGGAAAGATTGCCAGATTTGTCTAGCAATTCTGATAGTATATTTCTTTTTGTTATGATAGATGGAAACCAATTTATATTCTTTTCCATCTTCTCTTAGTTTAAGAACATTGCCTGTTCTTCCATGTCTGATTCTCCCTTTATTGGAAACTTCATAGGTTGAAAAATCATAACAGTCAACCCATACCTCTTGGTCTGTGATTTTCAGGTGCTCAAGGAGCTGCTCCTTGATTACATCATCAGTATAACTCATCTAAAATTATTATAAGTGTTGTTGAATTGTTCCACTTCGAGATATGTCATTCCTGACCTACCTGTCTCGGGACCAATCGTATTATCATAGTCATATTGGACCATTCTTTCTCTTTCTTGAGAGACTGTAAACATTTTCTTTGTTTCTCTCTCTTTTCTCTTTTTCAACAAGGTTCTGATGTAGTCTTGTTGTGCTTTGCTTAATGTTTTTTTCATTGCTCCTTATTTTTTTTGTTTATAATCCGAAGGCGATATCACCTTCAGCGGCTTCTTGTTGTAACTTCCAATCTTCATATTGATAATCCATATCG